GGTTGCCGTCGAAAGGGCTTCAAGTGAAATTCCAAGCCTTTTTACGACTGCCTCCCGCTCACCTTCGGTTACAGTAAGCGCCTTTTGAGCCTGATTCAACTCACCATTAGCAATGGAAAGCCCGCGAGAAACATCTGTAAGGTCACGCAGCAACCTTGTTTCACGGTCAATTAAAACCCCTCCGGTTGCCTTGCTTCTAAACTCCCGATCATTCAAGACCAAGTTGATCTTCTGCTCAATAGAAAGCCTGTCGCTTCCAAGGTCAACGCCAGCCCTTTCGGCCTCCAGCAACAACGCGGCCGCCTTCCGCTCCAATTCAAGCACCTTGAATTGAGCATCTGCTGTCTTTTGCGCCCTTTCCTGCACGCGTTCATCTTCTTTTGCCAATACCAGTTTGTTCACCAACTGGTTATTGACCTTTCGCAGAGCAGCGGTTAGTTCATCATTGCTGACAGTTTCAGCATCGATGTTTTCAAGGTATTTGGGGTATTTGGCCTGAAGTTCGCGTATGATTTTAACGCGCGCTTCCTGGCTGGTGTTGGTGCTGGTAAGCTGAATGCGCAGCGCACCAAGCTGATCGATCTCATCTTGCAGCAAATCGGCCGGGCTGTCAGCGAACGATTTGATAAAGTCGGCCGCTGACCGGGCAAGAGCGTCTAAGGTTGGTGCCAGCTTCTCACCGATTTGCTCCTGAAAGTCTCCAAGGGCATTTGTCAGTGTAGCAACAGCGCCCTCTCCGGTATCTTTCAGAACCTTCGCCTGTCCATCAAATTTGCGTGTAAGCTGCTCTGTGATGCTTGAAAGCCGGTCGTTTTTGGTCGCTGCCGTATCAACCTCAACGCCATAAATCTTCAAGGCGCGCTGGTTCCCGTTTATCCCGGCCAGTACCGCCTGCAATGCCGGTTCGAGCTGCTGCCCTGTAGCCGATGCGAAGTCAACTACAAGCGGCAAAAGCTCTTCAACCGCGCTGGCCTGCAGGCCAAATTGTAGCGCCAGCGTCTGCGCTCTTTGCACCTCGTCATCACTGAAAATTGAGGCGTTTTGCAGCTTTGCGCTTTGGGCTATGAGCCGGTCAAAGTCTGCCGCCAAGCCACCGTTAGCGCTCACCGCCGCCTGCAACTTACGCGCATTTACCTCCGCTTCACGATAAGCGGCAACCGAAGCGGTACCGAAGGCAACGATGCGTTCAACGGCGAAAGCTGAGGCGATTACAGCGCCAAGGGCCTTGGCCGAATTGCCTATTTTATTGAAGCTGTCCTGTGCGGTTGATGCGCTCTTTTTAGCCGCATCGTCAGCCTTTTTGAATTGCTGCTCAAGTTTTCCAACTTGGCCCTGCAGCTCTTCAATGTCAAGGCGGTATTTTACAAGGATCTCTTCGGTTGCCATCAGGAATTTTCGGCCGGTTGCAGCCTGTCCACGAAATTAGACAGCAGGCGCAGGTAATCGCCGACCTTCGTGCGTTTTAGCAGTTCCCACCTGATTGGATCGCCTTCGGATAAGATCAGGAGACCTTCGAGGAAGTCTTCTCGCTGCCTCCTGATGCGCTGGCGGCAGAGGTGCTGCTCTTCCCAAGTACCGTCATTACGTGCCCGTGATGATCCTTCGCTTTTTGGAACTCGTCGGAGTATCGCTGCCACTCTTGAGACCGCAGCCCCCACAAAGCGACGAGAGTCTTCAATTCGGGAAGCTGAAAAAAAAAGTGGGCCCCTCCTGTTTGGGCAAGCTCGCGAAGCTGTTCCACCTTTCGCTCATGGTGCTGGGGGTTCAACTCATGCACGTCTTCCTCGTATTCGGCAACAAGCTGTGTTGCCAAAAACTGATAAAGCAGGTCAAGATGTAGGATTCTGCCGCGCCTGTACTCGATCTCCTCCACGATCATACCCAACCTTGCCGCGTTTTTCGATGCGTTTAAGCCAGATGCAATGGCTTTTTTAGCCTCTCCCATTAGTTCTCCAAGCTCATCTGCACTTACGGCTGCACTCATCCATGAAAGGTATTCCTGCTTCCTGGCAAAGCGCATGAGCGGAAGGTCGGCAAGGTTGCGAAACCCATACAGCCTGGTGCCGTCAACAGCAGTTAGCCGAAGCTCAAGCATTCCCCGGTCAAAGGCCGGTTGATTATCCTTGAGCAGATCCATTCGAAGCTGCTTTGCAAGCTGCTCATCAGAAAGTATTGCTGACCTCAATTCCGGGTCATGCAGCAGCACTTTTGCCACCTCTTCGGGTCGGCGGTTGATGGCATCGAATAGGTTACGGGCAACGATCATGGTTCAAGGTCGTATGTGAGCCGGTTTGCGATAAAACCGGTTGAAATGGCATAGATGATAAATCCGGCAGCCTGCCACCATGGGCTAAGGTTTGGCGGCGATAGCCAATATGGAATTATAGAATAGACGCTACCCATGCACATCGTGCAATCGATCAGCGGCTTTCGAAGCATTGGCGATTTAACATGGCGGTAAATTTCAAAGCGAATAGGCCAGCCGATGTAGCTATTGAACGTGTCTACCTCTGAAAATTCAGATATCGGTTTGTTTTGAGCGTTTTCACGCGGAACCATTCGCGTGACGCGCCAAAGTCCGGCGATGAATACTCCGTTGGCTATGCTTCGAATCAGGAACTGCTCAAGCATTCGGATTGCCGATTGTCACCGTGGTGCCGCCGCCTCCTTTTATGTAGTAAACGTCAAGCATCAACTGGTCGTACTCGCCCCACCATGGTACAGGCGTTGGGTCTGCAGGGTCCGCGTTTCGAAGCTGGAAGATCAGGGTATGTCCGTCAATCAATCCAACTTCCGACAGGTCAACAGCCAGATCGGTGCCAGACGGTGCGGCAACCTCGTACATGGCTCCGGTGTGGTTATTGGTAATGATCACCCTTGCCGGACCCGCAATGTCAGAAAACACTATTTCGTTGATGCAGGACGGTATTGCCGGAAGGCAGGCGATTGTTGAATAGCAACTCATGGTTTGCGGTAGGTTCTTTGGTTTTTAGGTATTTCGCGCTTTCTGTCGCTTGATACGTGGATCATAATGCCGCGCTTTCGCATTTTGAACGCCTTTTTCTCAATCCTTCGAAGCTCGCGCCAGGCTTCCTGGCTCATGCCTTCCGGTCGGCTGTGGTGGCAAAATGGTATGCCGCCTTTTACTTCATCCGGGCCCGGCTCCTGGGTTTCATTATCGCGCTCTGATTCTGGCTGATCGCTCATGGTCGCAAATATACGCCCTGTCAGGGTCATATCGCCCCGTGCTGCTGGTGACGGCGGATCATCTCGCTGGCAAAGGTGTTGATCTTATAGCGTTCGCAGTCCAATAGGTCAGCCTGCTGATTTGGGTCGATACGGTTCTTTTTCTTGATCTCTACCTTGTCACCAGACAGGTCAACCTGCACGTTATTCAGATCTCTGATTACTCCTGTGCATTTAGGGTGGACCATGTAACGCAGCCCAGAACGCGCATCTTTTGATTTCCAAAGCAGATAATTCATGTCTGCCCTGCTGTCTGCGTGGCTTGGGTTTGGCGGCACTTCAAGCTGCGATTCGCGTAAATTCAGCAATCTGCGCAGCGTTTCAAAGTTGCTGGCATTGTCAAAGGTGTTCAAGCTGCCAGCCCGGCCATTGCGGTCACCGGTTAGCTTGCAGGTGCGAAGCTGGCCCCCATATCGCATTTTGATAAGCTGCGCCATAGCCTGAATGCTCCCCTTTTCAATCTGCGCCTCATCGATGGTGCTGATGATTAAGCCTCCAGGTGCGCGGTAAACGTGGCCGAATGTTACGCCGAATGGCTGAAGGTTCCAATCAATGCTGATGATGAGCGGCTGCTGCTGGTTCAAAATGGCATTTTCCGAAACGTGCGCGCCCTGGTCAAACTCATCAGCAAAGAGACTTTCGCCCCTGATAGCATCCCAGTCCCCGAGAACGAACCGCTGATAGTTTAGCGGTGTCATGGATGATTTGAGGTTGGAAAGGTATTCCTCGCTATTGTGGGGGTTATCGCCAACCAGCGAAGGCACGAAATGCCACCCTGGCGGCAGCGTCTTGGTCAGGTATTTATCATAGATCCGCTTGCGTACCCAGCCGTTTGAAGGGTTCAGGGTAGCCAAAACCACATTTGGCGGCGATCCTACCGCGTGATTCCAGCTACCGGCGCGCTCGATACCCTTTTCAAATGTTACCTCCTGGCATTCGTTTACCTCATCGAACAATATCCCGTTGGTTTCAAGTCCGCGGAACCTGTTTAGTTCCTTATCCTCATCGTAGTTTTCGCCCATAAAAATGAGCTCTGATCCATTGGAAAATGTATAGGTGTGCGTGTAATTGTCAACGGCTGCGATGTGGGGCCTTATTCCCCCGTCTTGAATCGACTGCCAGCTTTTAAATGTGGTTGTCCGCATTCCTATAAGCGTTCGGCGAACTACCACCCATCGGCTTTTTGGGTACTGGCTGGCTAAATAACAGAAAGTGAGCAGTCCCCACCATGTCTTTCCTCCACGGATACCGCCACCGAACACTACCACCGGGGCGCGATCATGCACCACCAAATTAAAGGCGTATGTCTGTCTCGGCGTAAGCTGCATTAGCTTGGGCTTACCGGCTCTGGCGGGGCGGCAGGCGGGCTGGTAAGAAGCATGAATGGGCCCGGAGTGATGACTGCAACCTCTTTCTTTTCCACGTAGCCTCGATCCTTATTCAAACACTTGCTGGCAAAGATGGTTGCGGCAGCGTCTCCGGCTGCAACCAGCTTTAAAAGTGCCGCCTCCACAAAGTCTTTCTTTCGCTCGACCGATGCGAGATCCGCTATTTGAGCGGCAAAGTCCGGATCGGCCTTTTCCCAGTTGTTGAGCGTAACCCTGGTTATTCCGGCCTCCTCGCAGGCGGCGGTCTTGATGCCTTGACACTTCTTCATGGCCTCAATTACCTTCGCCTTCGCCTCTTTCGCCTGCTCCGAATGCTGGCCCTTTCTTGTCGGCCTCACCTTGCCTGGCTGCGGCTTTTTCTTGGTAAGTGGCTGATTGCTATTCTTTTTACTCACTCCGTAAAGATACCGTCAGCAACCCTTTATTTGATTGCCTGCTGCATAGTGGCCGTATTTTGCTGAATTTTAGCGTTTTGCTATTTGATTGTATTAGTCAATATCACTCCCCACCCCTTCCCGGCAT